CAGGACATGGTCTGCCTCGGCTGCGCGGCGACGGCACTGTAGCGTACCGTCGCGCCTAACCCCGATCAATCCGGGCTGCGAAATAGTTTTGGCAGGGGCGCGCGGCGATGGACGAACTGGTCCCGGCCGAATCCGTTCTGCGTCCTCCGTCGTCCGTCCTCCGCTACGCCCGCGCCGAAAAGGCCGAGTCGACGCGGCGCGCGTACGCGAAGGACCTGCGGGCCTTTGTAGCGTGGCGTGAGCGTGGCGTAACCGCGTCGGCGGCTTTTCCGGCCTCGGCCGGGGAAGTCGCCGCCTGGCTCGCCGAATGCGCCGACGCCGGGCTTTCGGTCTCGACCATCCAGCGGCGGGCGGCGGCGATCTGTTTCGCCCACCGCCAGCTCGGCTTCGATTCGCCGACGGCGAGCGGCGAGGTGAAGGCGGTGCTGCGCGGCATCCGGCGGACGCTCGGCGTCGCGGCGGCCGCCAAGGCGCCGGCGACGGCGGCGATCGTCGCCAGAATGGTCAAGAAGATTCCGGACACGCTGGCGGGGAAGCGCGACCGCGCGCTGATCCTCATCGGGTTCGCGGCGGCGCTGCGCAGGAGCGAGCTGGCCGACTTGAACGTAGGCGCGATCGAGCGCGCGGATGGCGGCATCGTCGTCCATGTCGGCAAGAGCAAGACCGACCAGGAGGGCCGCGGCGCGGAAATCGCGGTGCCGTTCGGGGCGAAGCTGAAGGCGATCGAGGCGCTGGACGCCTGGATCGCGGCGGCCGCGCTGACCGGGGGGCCGCTGTTCCGGCGGATCGGCAAGGGCGGCCGGCTGACGGCGGAGCGGCTGAGCGGGCATGCTGTTGCCGTGATCGTCAAGCAACGGGCAGCGGCTGTGAACCTGGATCCAGCGATCTTCAGCGGGCATTCCATCCGGGCCGGTTTCGTATCGTCGGCGTTGGAAGCCGGCAGCGACATCTTGAAGGTGATGGATGTGACGCGGCATCGCGACGTCCAGACGCTGAAGACCTACGATCGCCGCGGCAAACTTTTCAAAGACCACGCGGGCAAGAAATTTTTGTGAGGGGATAATCCCGGATTATTCTAGCATGAATGAATCGGGGCTAGTCGCGAGCACACTCTTCAAGATTACCGCCAGGAAGGCAAACGCCACGCGACTCTTGTTGCGACAGGTAATAAACCAGCGCTCTCTATCCTCAGCTAACAACGAGTTGGAGTGATAAGACAGCGAGACTGTCCAGATGTCGAAGGCATCCTGATTAATCCAGAACCTGACTCCCGGGAGCAGCCGTTGAGTTAGGGCGATGCAGGAGCCGATAGCCTCAATCCCATCAGAGCACGCGAGAGTCAGCAACGATGCCAGCTCGGAGTAGTCGTCTCGCCGCAGAAAGCACAGGCACGCTGCGCGGGTCAGCTCGTCGCTGGGCCTATCGGCCGACTCTAGATTGGCAATCAGCTGCTCGATCATGGCGACGCTCCTGCCGAGAGGGCCTGGACGGCGGCGAAAATAACCTTCGGAAAGTAAGCTTCTCGAAGGCAATCTGAAGGGATTTTGCCGCGATGCTGACCGACCAGGAGCTGCGCGTCTATGCGCTCGAGACCGCGATCCGGACCGAGGGGCCGAAGGCGGTCGTCGAGGAGGTGATCGCGGCGGCGGAGGCGATCTACGATTTCCTGATGAATCAGGAGAGCGTGCCGGCGCCGCTGCCGAATTGAGTTTGGAGGCGGCGCGGGCCGGGGCGCTAGCGATCGAGCTTTGCGACATGGCGGTCGCGCGCTGGATCGCGCAAACCGGCGGCGAGCCGGTCCTGGTCCGCGGCTGACCCGGTGCGCAGGCTCGGCCCGATGCTGGCGCGCGCCGACGTCCGCTGCGTCCGTCCGGCCGAGAAGACCGCCGACCCCTGGTATCTGACGCCGGAGCACCGCGCCTGGCGCGAGCTCGTGATCGCCCGCGCCGGCGGCGTCTGCCAGCATCCCGGCTGCGGCCGCCACGAGCGCCGCATGTTCGCCGACCACGTCGTCGAGCTCCGCGACGGCGGCGCGCCGCTCGACCCCGCCAACGGCCAATGCCTGTGCGGCATGCACCATACCCTCAAGACCGCCGCCGCCCGGCTCCATCGCGCGGGCCGCCGGGGGGGGTAGGGGGTTTGGTTTTCCCCCGGCGCCGCTCCCCGCTACCGCGTACGCAGCCACGGGGGTGTTTTTTTCGTTTGATTTTGGCTGGAAATCAAAGGGGTCAGCGTTTCCGGTGTTTTTTGCGTTTGATTCTGGCTGGAGATCAAAGGCAATGACTAAGGCCAGCGGCACGGGGCGCGGCGGCAAGCGCCCGGGCGCCGGCCGGCCGCCCAAGGCCAGACCGCCGGAGACGCCGCCGCCCGACGGCGACCCGGTCGCGCTCGCCACGCGAACCCTGACCACCATCATGGCCGGCCCGGAGTTCCCGCCCGCCGCGCGCGTCTCCGCCGCCAAGGCCATTCTCGCCATGTCCGCCGCCGCCAGCGCCGGCAAGCCCGGCAAGAAAGGCCAGCAGGCCGCCGCCGCCGCCTCGCACAGCGCCGCCGGCCGCTTCGCCGTCCCCGCCGGCCCGCGCCTCGCCGTCGACAACACGAAATGACGCCCCCCGCCTGGTCGACCGCCTGCCCGGACTGGGAGCGGCGCATCCTCGACGGCCGCAGCCTGATCCCGCTCGACCCGCTGTTCCCGGCCGAGGCCGCGGCCGCGCTCGAAACCTTCGGCGAGCTGCGCATGGTCGACGTCGCCGGCCAGCCGACGATGGGCGAGGCGTGCCGTCCCTGGATTCGCGATTTCGTCGCCGCCGTGTTCGGCGCCTACGACGCCGAGACCGGGCGCCGGCTGATCCGCTACTTCCTGCTGCTGGTCGCGAAGAAAAACGGCAAGTCGACCCTCAGCGCCGGCGTGATGATCACCGCGCTGCTGCGCAACTGGCGCAGCAGCGGCGAATACCTGATCGTCGCCCCGACGCTGGAGATCGCCAAGAACTCCTTCCAGCCCGCTCTCGACATGATCAAGGCCGACGACGAGCTGAAGGATCTGCTGCATCCGCAGCCGAACCTGCGCACGATCACGCACCGCTTCACCGGCGCGACCCTCAAGGTGGTCGCCGCCGACTCGCAGACGATCGGCGGCAAGAAGACGATCGGCCTGCTGGTCGAGGAGCTCTGGCTGTTCGGCAAGGCCGACGGCGCCAAGAACATGCTGCGCGAGGCGATCGGCGGCCTGGCGTCGCGCCCGGAAGGCTTCGTGATCTGGATCTCGACCCAGTCCGACGAGCCGCCGGCGGGCGTGTTCAAGGAGACCCTGGCGGAGTTCCGCGACATCCGCGACGGCGTCCGGTCCGACCCGCGCAGCCTGCCGGTCATCTACGAGTTCCCGCGGTCCTACCTCGAGAAGGCCGGCGACGCGCCCGCGCGCTACGAAGACCCCGCGAACTGGCGCGTCACCAACCCCAACATGGGCGCCAGCGTCGACGAGCAGTTCCTCGCCGAGCAGCACGCCAAGGATTCGCTCGGCGGCCTCGCCAGCCTCAACGGCTTCTTCGCCAAGCACCTCAACGTCGAGGTCGGCCAGGCGCAGCGCGCCGACAACTGGCCCGGCGCCCGCCACTGGGCCGCCGCCGCCGAGCCCGGCCTGACGCTCGAATCGATCCTCGGGCGCTGCGAGGTCGTGACCTGCGGCGTCGACGGCGGCGGCCTCGACGACATGCTCGGCTTCGCCGCGCTCGGCCGCGAGCGGCTCACGCGCAAATGGCTGCTGTGGACCCACGCCTGGTGTCACCGCGGCGTGCTGAAGCTTCGCCAGCAGCTCGCCCCGCGGCTGCTCGATTTCGAGAAAGACGGCGACCTCACGATCGTCGACCGCATGGACGACGGATTCCGACAGCTCGCCCGATACTGCGACCGCATCAACCGCGCCGGCCTCCTCAACAAGGTCGGCTTCGACGCCGTCGGCGTCAAACTGATCGTCGACGCGCTCGCCAATCTCGAAATCCCGATCGCGGAAGCCGGCGGCCAGGTGATCGCGATCGGCCAGGGCTATCAGTTGCAGGGCACCATCAAGGCCGCCGAGGACAGGCTCAGCGACGGCGACCTGAAACACGGCGGCCAGAACCTGATGAGCTGGTGCGCCGGCAACGCCAAACAGGAGCAGCGCGGCAACGCCATCCTGGTGACGAAGGCGGTCTCCGGCATCGGCAAGATCGACCCGCTGATGGCCGCGTTCAACAGCGTCGCGCTGATGTCGCTGAACCCGGAAGCGCTCGGCGGCCCGTCGATCTACGACGTGAGAGGCGGCGGGTTTCTGGTGGTCTGAACCGGGCGCGGCAGGCAGCAGATTGCACAGGATGGCAGGCAGTTCGGAGGATTCTTTGATCGGACGGTCGGAGACGGCCGATGCGCTTCGGCGATGGCTGCTCGATCTGGGCTTCGCGTCCTCGAACTGCGACTGGCTCGCCTGCGAGTTCTGCATAGCGACGGCGCCGTACGGACTGTCAGGCCGCGAGCCAGCGAGATTTGAGATCTGGACGTGGACGCACGGATTCGTGGCGGTCCGATCCGCCGTGGACACGCCGCGCGGCGTGCTGACCGTGACCTCGCTGCTGCCGCTCGATCCCGGGACTGGCGGCGAGTGGCGGGTAGCGAGCGGCCAGTGGCCAACAGCCGGGTGAGAGTCGCTCCCGACGAGCGGGAAGACGAGACGTCGCGGCAGAGCGCGAAGCTAGAAGTCAGAAGCGCCCCGCGCCTTCTCGCGCCGTTCCCCTATTTCGGCGGCAAGCGCAAGATCGCGTCGGACGTTTGGGCCCGCCTCGGCTCGCCCAGGCAATATATCGAGCCTTTCTGCGGTTCGGCGGCGATGCTTCTCGCGGCGCCCGCGCCGGCCCCGCTCGAGGTCGTGTGCGACCAGAACGGTTTCATCGCCAATTTCTGGCGAGCCACGAAATTCCAGCCCGACAAAGTGGCGGGGTGGGCCGACTATCCCGTCAGCCACATCGACATCGGCGCGCGGCATGCCTGGTTGACGGACCGCCGCGCCGATCTCGGCGCCAGGCTCCAGGATTGCGAATGGCCCGGAGACGCCAAGGCGGCCGGCTATTGGCTCTGGGGCCAATGCTGCTGGATCGGCTCCGGCTGGTGCGACTGGGACAAGGCGATCGGGAAAGTCCCGCACGCCGGCAGCGCCGGCAGGGGCGTGCAGGCGATCGGGCAGGTCCCGCACGCCAGCAACGCCGGCAGGGGCGTGCAGGCGATCGGGCGCATCCCGCACGCCAGCAACGCCGGCATGGGCGTGCAGGCGATCGGGCAAGTCCCGCACGCCAGCGACGCCGGCAGGGGCCTTCTCACCTCGTCGGGCCGCACGGCCTGGCGATGGCTTCGCCAATTGGCCGATCGGCTGGAGCGCGTCCGCGTCGTCCATGGCGACTGGTCGCGTTGCCTCAATCATCATTACGGCGCAGCCCGGACGGCCGTTTTCCTCGACCCGCCCTATCGAGCGTACGAGAAGCTGTACGGATGCGCGTCGCCTGTCGCCGACGCGGTGGCGGATTGGGCGCGCCAAAACGCCGATTTGCGCATCGCGATCTGCGGTCATGCCGGCGATTACGACCTCGGCGGCTGGGACGCCGTCCCCTGGTCGCGCGGGCGGATGACCTACGGCGGTTCGAAGACAACCCTCCTCGAGTGCGTCTGGTATTCGCCGGCGTGTCGGCCCGCGCGCCGACGGACGACCGACCACGGACGACGGAGTACGGAGTGAGAGTCGCTCCCGACGAGCGGGAAGACGAGACGGCGCGGCAGAGCGCGATCCGCGCCTGCGCCCGGCTGCTGCGCGACCTGAAGCGCGCGCACCGCCGGCCGCCGGCCGACGTCGCGCTGCCCCGCGTCGCGATCCCGGCGCGAATCGATCCCGTCCCGGTCCTGTCCGGCTGCGGCTCGCCGGCGCAGCAATGCGTCGAACACAATTTCAGCGGACGCCGCCGGCATCCGGCTCTCCCGTAACGTAAAGCCCCGACAGGAGCCGCCGTGAACGTCCTCGCGCGGCTCCTGCACGCCGCGGCGACATGGCTCGGCGCGCCGCCGGCCGCGGCCGCCGTCGAAAAATCCGCCGGCGCCGCCGCGGTCCCGGCGCAGGGCTACCTGCCGACGCTCGGCGCCACGCCGTCGTCGACCGGCCTCCTGATCAGCCAGGGCACCGCGATGGCGGCGTCTCCCGTCTACGGCTGCGTGACCATCCGCGCCCAGGACGTCGCCCGCTGCACGCCGCGGCTGTTCCGCCGCGACGGCAAGGGCAAGCGGGTCCAGGTCGACGACCACCCGGTGGCGAGGTTCTTCCGCCAGCCGAACGCGTACCAGACCTGGTTCGAGTTCATCGAGCAGATGGAGGTCGGCTACCTGCTGCGCGGCAACGCCTACGCCGCGATCCGCCGCGACGGCCGCGGGGTCCTGCGCGACATGATCGCCATCAACCCCGACGCCGTGCTGGTGCTGGAGGCGTTCGACGGCGGGGTGTTCTACAACGTCAACCGGATCGGCCTCTGGCAGATCGCGATGCTGCGCGAGTTCCCGTCGTCGATGGCGTCGGAGGACATCTTCCACCTGCGCAACTTCAGCTTCAACACGCTGGCCGCCGCGAGCACGATCGGCCTCGCGCGGGATTCGATCGGCGTCGGCCTCGGCCTCGAGCAGCAGTCGGCGCGGATCATGGCCAACGGCAGCCGGCCGAGCGTGGTGCTGCAATCCGACAAGGTCTTGAGCGAGGCGTCGGCCAACCGGCTGAAGCAGCAATGGCGCGAACTGACCGCCGGCATCGCCAACACCGGGCAGACCGTCGTCCTCGAGGACGGCCTGAAGGCGATCCCGCTGCAGATCACGAGCGTCGACATGGAATTCATGGCGCAACGGAATTTCCAGGTGCAGGACGCCTGCCGCTTCTTCCGCGTGCCGCCGTTCAAGCTCGGCCTGACGGAGCTGCGCGGCATCAACATCGACCAGATCAACCAGGACTACGTCAACAACACCGTGATGCCCGACCTGCATCGCTGGGAACAAAAGATAGAAAAGACCTTCGCGCTGCAGGACCAGGGCCTCTCGGTCAGCCTCGACGAGACGGTCCTGCTGCGCGCCGACATCACGACCCGCTACACCGCCGCCAGGATCGCGCTCGGCGGCCAGCCGTTCTCGGTGGTCAACGAGGTGCGCTCCGGCGAGGGCATGCCGGATCTTCCCGGCGGCGACGAGCTGATGCGCCCCGTCAACATCGCCGCCGTCGGCAGCGACCTCGCCGGAACCGCCCCCGACGGCGCCGGCCACCCCCTCGCCGCCGAAGGCGGCGTCCCCGGCGCCGACGCCGTCGCCTCGCCGAAGCCGAACGCCAGCGAGGCCGCGCAGGCCGACGCCGAGACCGCCAGCACGATGGGCCGCGCGGCGGATGTGCTGGCGAAGGCCGGGCTGCCGCTGAAATTCAATGAGGACGAGCCCCGCGATTCGCACGGCCGCTGGATCGCCGGCCTGAGTTCCGAGCAGAAAAGAGCGCTGAGATCCTACATGGGCGACGACTATACGACGATCAACACCATGCTGCGCGCCGGCAAGAAGCCGCCCGGCCGCTACGGCGAAATCGTCAAGCAGATGGATTCGGCGATGAAGAGCGTCCCCAGGTCGACGGCGGATCAGACGCTTTACCGCGGCATCGACAAAGACGGCGTCGCGGCGCTGAAGGTCGCAGTCGGGTCTGTCATCAAGGATGCCGGTTTCGTCTCCACGAGCTCTGATTTGAGCGTCGCCAAATCCGGCAGGAGCTTCGCCGCGCGGACGAGCGACAATCTGATGATGCGGATCAGCGTCCCCGCCGGCAGCCGGGTCGCCTCGATTGCCTCGCTCGCCGACGATCCCGGCGAGCAGGAAATGTTGATCGGCCGCGGCGCATCGTTTAAGGTGAATGGTTGGGACGCGGGCTCGCGGACCCTCGACGTCAGCCTGGTGAAGAACTGATGCATCCCCGCCTTATCGAATCCGACGCCGCGACGCTGGAAATCGACGACACCGCCGCCGTCGGCGCGAAATTCGACCTCGCGCCAGCCAAACCGCCGAGCGGCGATGAGGGGAAGGCGGGCGACGCGTCAGACCTCCAGCAGAGCCCAGGCGACGCACCGCTCGAGGTCTCCGGCCTCGAAGAGGACTGACGGGTCGGCCATCGCGACCAAGACCGCGGAAGGCGCTATCGAGCCCGCGAGCCATGGCGCGCCTTTCGGCCTCGCCAGAACGACGCGCTCGTCGGGAACAAACTGCGTCGCCGCTTCCCACAGCGCCTCCGACAGCGATCGGTCGACGCAGAGCCAGCAGCGAACCACGAGCGCGCCGCGATACCGGATGTCGAAATCAAAGCCGCCCGGGATTGGACGCGTCTCGATTTTCCAGTCGCGAATCCGGCCGTCTCCGGCCAGCGAGCGCCTGACGAACTCGACAACCCCGTCGTCGACCTCGGTTCTCGAGGACATGCGGGATGCGCCGGTCGTTATCGTTATATGCTCGATGGCGCGGGGCGGCACGGCTCGTCTCCTGCTGTCAGGAATTCCGGCGGCACGCCGAAGCGGCGGAACATCTCCGCGAGTCTGCCCGTCTGCGGCGTGATCGACTTTCGGCCGGCCTCCATGTCATTGACTTGTTGACGGAGTCCTTGCCGGTCGTGATTTTGGTAGCCGAGCGCCAGAGCGAATTCGGCCTGGGACAGGCCGAGGGTCTCGCGGGCGGCGCGGAAGGCCACGGCGGCTGGGGTCATATCGTATCTTCGTCGCTCAGCGCCCCGATGACGGCTCCGAGCCCCGTGAAGCCTTTTTCGTGCAGCGCCTTGAGTTGCCCGAGGGATCGCACAAGCGCGGTTTGATCGCCGGAGGCGCAAGCGCGCGAGGCGGCGAGCAGGGTCGTTTCATGGTCCGCGCGCCAATTCGAGGACCAATAGACGGCGATTTCGCGGCGCACGCTCAGCGACTTGGCTTTGCGCATTCGCTCGGAGATCGACAGGCGTTTCATCGCGCCAGTTCGCGGAAGCGCTGGCATCGGCTATCCCAACAGCCGCCCTCCGCAATCGCATCGGCGGCGGCAATGGCCTTCGAAGCGCAAGCCAATCGCCAGTTGGCGTCGAGGAGAAGGGCTATCTGCCCCGAGTTTAGCGAGCCGCGCACTCCAAGGGGTATGGCGTCCAGCATCGCCAGAAATGATCCGGGGCAGCTTCCGATCGCGGCGAGCTTTTTGGCGCGGTTGATCTTGATCGACATTTGCGTTCGCTCCCTATTTCGCGCGACGAAAGGCTGAGAACCGTTTGCTCGGTCCCCTAGGCTTCGAGCCCAAGGATGAGTTGCGACGAACGACAAACTGATTGCCGTCGATGTCTTCGATTATATGAATTATCGAAGGTTTGCTGCCAAACATCGTGCGGATCACGCCTTCGACGTGGACGCGGTCGCCGATTGTTCCGATGTGTTTTGAAGTCTTGGCCGGCTTGGCAGTTCCGATGATCGTCGTCGTCATGTCTCTCTCCATTTCTGGGCTCGCCGCATTGGCGATATACCAACCATACACTGTCCGGCGTATGTGTCAAGCGCGAAATGCTTCGACAGGGGGACTTGTTTTGGATCTGAAACTGTTCGCCGGCTCCGTCGTCGCCGACCCGGCGCTGACCGACCGGCAGAACGGGTCATTGCGGCGAGGAGCCCTTGCGACGAAGCAATCCAGGGGCCGCCGCTCGGCGCAGGCCCTGGCGGTCGTGGTTGCGCCATCGCAAACTCGGCCTGGGAAAGGCCGAGGGTTTCGCGGGTGGCGCGGAGGGCGGCGGGGGTCATTTGATGACCTCAATATTTGATCCCGATTTCGGCGATTACCGCGCCGCACTGGCGTACGTTTGTGATAAACTTAAGATCACAAATGGCGATAAAATCCCGGTTGTCTACGACCTTGGAGGGCTATTCCCGTGATCGTCGTCGGTGCCGCCGATCTCAAGGGCCGCATAGAAAAGGCGGTCACGCGCCTCGTTTCTGGCAGTGTGGATGGAGATCGTGCCCGTATTGCTCTGCCAATACTTTACCCGAGCGGCGCTGGCGCGGCCGTCGAGGTCGTCGTACACGGCGAAACGTGTTTTATATCCGATATGGCGCTTGGTTTTTCTGAAGCTGAAATGCAGGGCGCATCCGATTTCTATCCCGGGTGCGCAAAGAGGTCTGTCGAGCGCTTTGGCGTCGGATTCGATGGAATGAGCGTGTTTGTTCTTCGTGCATCGGTGGACCGAATGGAGGGCGCCATCGCGGCGGTGGCAAATGCGTCAGTAAACGCGACAACCGCTGCTCTTTTCAGGGCGGTCGAAGAAAAAGAGAAAAAGAAGAATTCGGAATTATTTGAGAGGGTTTTGCAGGTATTTGGCGAGAGATTTGTGTCGAAACAAGAAGAAGTTCGGGGACGTGAGGTTGCGTGGCCAGCACATAACGTCGTTAATCTATTAAATGGCCGTAGGGCTGTGTTTGAATATGTCAATGATAATGCTAATTCGATATCCAGTAAGTTCTTGATGTTTTCCGACCTTTCTAAGGTAGAGGGATTCTCCCTAAACTCTGTTGTGAAGGATGTCGGGACGGTAGGACCGAAAACGCGGATGTTAGCCGACGTCTCTAATATAATTGCGTTTTCATCCTCTGATGAGGAATACAGAACTTTTGCGAGGGCCGCGTAAAATGGCAATTTCTCTTCGCGAAGCCTTATCCAATGGGCGTCTTGACGAGTTCGTAGTAGCGCAGGAAGAAGCACGCGGCGTCGGCCCAATAGACCGAGCCGATTTCGACGCGGCTCTGGCGAAGGCGGTCAAAGCGCCGCAATCAACAGGTCGAACATCGCGTTCTTCATCTCGCGGTGGTTCGAGCGGAACTGAAACTCGCCAAGATAGCGATCCATATATTTCTCGCTGATGTGAATATGCGTGCTGGCAACCGAGTTTTTGAACAGGTTCCAAAAGCCCTCGACGCTATTGGTGTGATGGCGCGCGCCAGTCTGATAATCAGTCCAAGCCCATTCCTTCCGGCTATGATCCACGGCGCCGTGCGTGTAGCCGTCACCGCTGAGTAAATTGTAGCTTATGAGTTCGTCGGTTGATACGGTCGAACCCTTCTCTACAACTTGATTGACGATCCCGCGAAGCGTGGCTTTTTTCACATCGGTGATGACTTTAGTGTGCATTCTGCCGCCGCGCTGTTTGACGCCGAGTACAGCAGTCTTGTTGTCGTATCCACGCCCGCGCCCCGCGCCGTGGGCTTTTCCGCCAATGAACGCCTCGTCCGCCTCGATATGGCCTTTCAGCATTTCGAAGCCATCAGCCTTCGCCATCAAGGCGCGTATTTGGTGACCAATCCGCCACGCTGTTTTATAGGTGACGCCAAGTGTGCGCTGCATCTCTTTGCCGCTGACGCCGTGGCGCGTGGCAACAAACAGATAGATCGCATAGAACCAAGTTTGCAGCGACGTATGGCTGTCTTGAAGGATCGTTCCGGCGCACGGGTAAACATGGTCGCCGCATTGCGAGCACGAAAACGCGCGGCGCTCCGCGAGCTTAATGGAACGTCGAATTCCGGCCGCACTTGATGCAGGGATGGATATCCATGATGCGTTCGAGGCAAGCGTCGAACTCGGCGAAGAATTCCTTGACCGAAAAGGCCTGGACGGAACTGGGCTTCTCGCCTACTTGGCTGGGGCGGTGACGATGGCGCTTGCGGATTGTCATAACGGAGGAACTCCTATGCCCCTATGCATAGGTCCTTTGCGTACCTGCGTCAATATGGGGCCGCCGGGCGCAAAGTGACCCCCGCGTCACCCGCGAAACCATATCGTCGAGCCCAGAAAATGGACGCGAGCATTTTCGTACTCGACGATCGCCTTGGCCCAAGCGCGGGTCGACACGATCAGACGCGCGAGCGTGGCTTCGAAGTCGGTGGATTCTGTCTCGATCGCGTGGATGTGTTCCCGGCAGGCCCGGTTCAGATCGCGAGTAGAGAATTCCTCGCCGTCGATATCTATGCCGCCGGCGATCGCCGGATGGTTTTTCAGAACGCCGATCGCCGCGGCGATCGCGCCGATGCGCGCGAGGCCCGTCTTGTCCGCCAAATGGGAAACGCCGCCGCCGCCGATCAGCGCCTCGATCAGCGCGTTCATCGGCCAGGGCAGACGGTCGGAATGGATCGGCTCGCGCTCGCCGTAGAGGACTGCGTTGATTTCAGCCTGGTCCATCGTCTCTCTCCACTTCTGGGCTCGCCGCATTGGCGATATACCAACCATACACTGTCCGGCGTATGTGTCAAGCGCGAAATGCTTCGACAGGGGGACTTGTTTTGGATCTGAAACTGTTCGCCGGCTCCGTCGTCGCCGACCCGGCGCTGACCGACCGGCAGAACGGGTCATTGCGAGGAGCCCTTGCGACGAAGCAATCCAGGGGCCGCCGCTCGGCGCAGGCCCTGGCGGTCGTGGTTGCGATAGCCGAGCGCCATCGCAAACTCGGCCTGAAGCAAATCGCGCTCGTGCTGGGCAAGTGTTCGTTCAGCCCCGGCACTTGGGACAAGCGCTTCTGCCGCGCCATGTCGACCATGGCGACCCACAACGCCGATCAGCCCCTCTCCGAACGCCAGCGCGACAACCTCTTGCGCATGGCCACAAGTACCGGCGGCAACTCTCTCGATCGCGTGGATGTGTTCCCGGCAGGCCCGGTTCAGATCGCGAGTAGAGAATTCCTCGCCGTCGATATCTAGCCGCCTTTCTCTCGCCCGCCGTACGCAGATTATCGGAGCCTTGGTGGATGGCAACTCGATCCGTCCTGGACCGGTCCGCATTTAGGGAGCAGCGACAACCGTAACCGTCACTTCTGGATACCAGTCGAACATAGCGTCGTTCGGGTCGGTAGACCATTCCGGTTGAGTAGTGACACGAACCGACTCTGATTGAGTGAACCGAAACTCAGGCAACCGCTTGTTCGCCTCTTCGACCAAGTCGGACACGCAATTGCTGCAACCACTATCCGCCCTACGGATGATCTCGGCGACGATCTTGGCTTCGTCTATGGTCATTTTATCATCACCTCTGACAGTTTCATTTTCCCCAACTCCTTTGCGATCTCGGCGCAGAAGGCGCGCGCATCGATGACTGGCTGTCTGTCCAAGACGCCGCCCGTAAGTTCGTCGTGGACTGCGATGGTCGCCGACAGTGCGTCTGCGATTGTTCATCGCCGAAGACGGTTCCGCATTTCGCGCATTGCCAGTGGATGTTCATGCGGCTTTCCTTTCAAGCCATCCAATAGTCACCGGCCTAGATTGCAGCAACTCGACCTTGGCGTGCCCCGCGATGCGATCGGTCGGCCGCGCGACATAGCCCGGCACGTATTCCGACACGAACTCATCTATGCCGCCGTCGATCGCCGGATGGTTTTTTCAGAACGCCGATCGCCGCGGCGATTCGCGCCGATGCGCGCGAGGCCCGTCTTGTCCGCCAAATGGGAAACGGCGCCGCCGCCGATCAGCGTCTCGATCAGCGCGTTCATCGGCCAGGGCAGACGGTCGGAATGGATCGGCTCGCGCTCGCCGTAGAGGACTGCGTTGATTTCAGCCTGGTCCATCGTCTCTCTCCATTTCTGGGCTCGCCGCATTGGCGATATACCAACCATACACTGTCCGGCGTATGTGTCAAGTGCGAAATGCTTCGACAGGGGGACTTGTTTTGGATCTGAAACTGTTCGCCGGCTCCGTCGTCGCCGACCCGGCGCTGACCGACCGGCAGATTCGCGTCGTCGCCAACAGCGGCAAGAGCGACCGCGTCAAGGACGTGCTTGTCGCCAAGGGCTGCCAGCTCGACAACTACCGCAAGAACCCGATCGTGCTCGCCGACCACGACCCGTCGAAGCCGGTCGGCAACTTCGCGCCGGAGATCAGGGACGCCGTCGAGGGCGTGATCACCTTCGCGCCGAAGGGCATTTCGGCCAAGGCCGACGAATATTGCGGGCTGTACAAGGCCGGCGTGCTCAACACCGTCAGCGTCGGCTTCCGGCCGATCGACTTCGAGCCGAACAAGGGCGGCGGCTACGACTACAAGCAATGGGAGCTGATGGAGCTCTCCTGCGTCGCTGTGCCGTGCGACGCGGATGCGCTGGTCACCGCCCGCGCCTTCCGCCCCCCCTCTCCCGCCCTTGCGGGAGAGGGCCGGGGTGAGGGTTCTTCCCACAAATCCGCCGCCGCCTGGAAGGTCGGCGCGTCGCGCAACCTGCCGCTCGGCGGCGACGAGGCCTGGGACGGCCCGGCGGCGGAAGCCTCGATCTGGGCGCATTGCGGCTTCGACGGCGACAAGCCCGACGCCGGCTTCGCCCGCAAAGCCTTCCTAGCCTACGATTCCGCCAACCCGGCCGAGAAGGGCTCCTACAAGCTTCCTTTCGCCAAGGTCGTCGACGGCCGGCTGACCGCGATGCCATCCGGCGTCCGCGCCGCCGCCTCGCGGCTGCCGGCGGCCGGCATTTCCGACGAGGCGCGCACGAAGGCGCGCGCAGTGCTCGACCATTACGAGGCGAAGATGGGCAGTGACGACGACGGCAAGGCGGTCCTGACGGCTTTCATCGCCAAATGGGGTACGGCGCCCGAACTGAAGCTGATCGACGAGCTGCTGCAAGCCCACAAGGGCGGCCGGGTGCTCTCGGCCGAGAACATGGCCCACGTCCAGGGCATCATAAAGTGTTTCGGCAGGATGTCGGACTGCCGGGTCAAGGCGCTCGACAGCCACGGCACGCTCCACGCCGACCTGCAGGCCTTCGCCGACCACATCGACGAGGGCGTCGGCCACGCCAAGGCGCTGATGAACGCGGCGAAGAAGAAGCCGAAGCCGCAACCCGGCGAAGGCGACGGCGGCGCCGGCCCCGACGCCGACACCGACCCCGACAACGACTACGAAGACCCGGACGACGACGATTCCAACGTCGAGCTGGCGTTCGAGATCGAGCGGCGCAAACGCGCGCTGGCGCTGCTCACGCTCGGCTCCTGATCCCCTTCTCCCGCGCTTGCGGGAGAAGGTGGCGCGAAGCGCCGGATGAGGGGTCGCCGACCCCCGACGTCGAAGCCATTTCGCCAAATCCCGCAACTTCCCGCCCGGCGACACGCCGGGCCCCCGCCCGCAACAGCCCTTTGGCAAGGCCCCGCAGCGCCGCGACGGCGCCGCATCCCCCCACCGGCCGCCGTGAGGCGCCCGGCACAGCCGGAGCCACCGAAATGTCCATGCACGAACTGCGCGCCCAGCGCGGCAAGCTGGTCGACGACCTGACGGCCGTCAGCCAGAAGCTCGACGCCTACAAGCCCGCCAAAGCCGACACCGAAGCCGGGAAGGCCGCGGCGAAGGCCGCCAAAACCGCCTTCGACGCCGACAAGTCCGAATTCGACCGCCTCTGGGCCGAGGTCAAGGCGCTCGACGACACCATCGTGCGGCAGACCGCGCTGGTCGAGGTCTCCCGCGCCTCGGCGGTCGCCGTCGCCGGCCAGGAAAACGACGGCGCCCACCGCGGCTGGGCGGCGCCGAAGTTCGACGTCTACACCCACAGGGAGGCGGCGGAGGCGCGCGGCCTGCTCACCCACAAGGGCCTCTGCCTCGCGGGCGTCGCCCGCGCGCTCTCCAACGGCCGCGGCCTCTCCGACGCCGGCAACTGGGCGGCGAAGAACTACGGCGAAGGCCACCCCGTCACCAAGGCGCTGGTCGCCGGCGTCGGCGGCAGCGGCGGCTTCATCGTTCCGCCGGAGTACATCAACGAGATCATCGAGCTGCTCCGCCCGATGACCGCGGTGCGCGGCGCCAATCCGCGCACCATGCCGATGCCGCGCGGCACCATGACGCTGCCGGCGCAGACGGGGGCCGCGACCGCCAGCTATTCCGGCGAGGTTTCGAAGATCGCGGCCAGCCAGCAGACGCTCGGCCAGATCGTCGCCACCTACAAGAAGCTGACCGCGCTGACGCCGGTCTCCAACGACCTGATGCGCTACGCCGATCCCGCCGCCGACGCCTTCGTCCGCGACGACCTGACCAAGGTGATGGCGCTGCGCGAGGATCTCGCGTTCCTGGTCGGCGACGGAACCCAGAGCACCCCGCGCGGCTTCCTTTCGTTCGCCAACGAATACGCGCTGCAACAGGGCGGCGCGGCCGGAACCTGGCTGTCGAGCGGCAATTCGACCTACGGCTCCGGCGGCAACTTCATCACCTCCAACGAGTCCTATTCGCAAACCACGGTCGCCAACGAACTGGCGGGCATGGTCAACCGGCTCGACACCGCCAACGTCGCGGACATGCGCCGCGTATGGTTCTTCCATCCACGCATCTACAACTATCTGTTCAACCTGCTCAACAGCCTCGGCCTCTACGTCTACCGGGACGAACTGTCGAAGGGCACGCTGCTCGGCTACCCCGTCGCCAGGCGCTCGACGCAGATCCCGATCAACATCAACGACACCACCTCCGCCAACACGGTCGGGGCGAGCTTCATCTTCCTGGTCGAAATGACCGACGCGATGATCCTCGACTCGATGACGCTCGAGCTGTTCGTCAGCCGCGAGGGCTCCTACACCGACAGCGGCGGCAACCAGGTCAACCTTGTGCAGGTCGACCAGACGCTGATCCGCGCCATCGCCGAGCACGACTTCCAGATGCGCCATCCCGCGTCGATCTCGGTCGACCAGGGCGTGATCTGGGCACCCGCGATTTCGTAGCGCCCTCGCCGTCATTGCGAGCGTAGCGAAGCAATCCAGGGGCCGCAGCGCGCGACCCCTCCGTCTTTTCCTCGTCAGGAGGCCCCCATGGCCGATATCGTTCTCCAAAAGTCGATCGGCGAGCTCGTCGATCAGAAACTGTTTTCTTCCTCGCTCTCCTGGACCGCCGGCGGCGCGTCGGATTCGGTCACCTGGACCGGCCTTTCGATCAACCGCGCCTCGTTCCCGACCGGCTCGCTGCCGCGCACGCTCGACGCCTTCGTCGCCTACGACGCGACGCTCGGCTCCGGCCAGACGCTGGCGCTGTATTTCGACGTGCAGAACTCGACCAACAACAGCACGTGGACCGACTACGCCACCGAGGCCTCGACGGTGGTCGCGACCGGCCCCTCCGGCGGCGGCCGCGTCACCGGCGTCGCCCGCATGAGCGTCGCCGCCAACGACAGCAGCCGCCCGAGCGGCACGCCGGGCGTGGATCTGAACGGCGCGATGCAATACATCCGCTGCAACGTGGTGCCGCATCTGTCGAGGACCGGGACGGACACCGCCGTGATCGTCGTGGCCGGGACTTTCGCAGGCTTCGATACCCTGGCCAGCCCGCAGACCTAATTGGCGAGCGCCTTCTCGACGAGGCGTCAAAAGAAGGTAGACAGTTGACCTGGATACTCCCCACCTTCGGTCGCCCCTGCCGCTGTCAGCAAACTCTGAACAGCATCGCCGAATGCGGGGCGTCCAGCGGCATCGTCTGGATCGATGGCGACCCCGACCCGGCCTATGACGACCTTCGGCTTCCCGACGGCTGGGAAGCGATCCGGAGCGTCACGAACGTCGGCGTATGCGGCGTCCTCAACCTGGTCCTCCAAATCCGCCCGAACGAGCCCCAGTACGGTTTTATTTCTGACGACTCGCTTGTGAAGACCCCCGGCTGGTCCGACGCCCTCGTGCACGCCGCCGGCCGCAACGGCTTCGCGCATTCGGCGGACGGCTGGCATAACGAGCGCCGCATGCACGGCGCCGTCGCTTTCGGCGGCGATCTGCTGCGTGCCCTCGGCTTCTGGGCTCCCCCGGGCCTGAAGCACAGTTTCGTCGACGACGCATGGGAGCGGCTCGCCCGCGCGCTGGAGAACAGCGCCTATTGTCCCCAGATCGTCGTCGAACATAAGCACCGGGACAACGGCAAGGCCGGCGACGACGCGACCTATCGAAAGGCCTACGACAGCTTCGACCACGACAGGCGCACGTTCGAATTGTGGACCCGCGACGGCTTCCCCGACGCGGTCGCCCGCGCCATTCCGCTGGTGGCCGACAACCCCGCCCGCGCCCGCCTCATGCGCGCTCGCTCCAAGAGCGTGATGATCTGCACGCCGATCGCGCGCCATCCTTGCTGGCAATACATGATCAGCCTCTGCGACACGATCCAGCTGCTCGACGCCCAGGGCATCGCCCACGGCCGCCAGTTCGTGATCGGCTCCTCGAAGCTGCCGAGCGCGCGCAACGAGCTCGTCGCGAGGTTCCTCGCCAGCTCGTGCACCGACCTGTTGTTCGTCGACGACGATATGGCGTTTTCCGCCAATTCCGTGGTCCGTCTGCTCGCCTCGCCGCACCCGGTCTGCGCGGTGGTCGGCCGCAAGCGCGTCGACAAACCCAACTCCGATCCCGAGGTCTGGTGCGGCCGCCCGCTCTGCGACGCCGACGGCTCCGGCGTCGTGCAGGACGAAATGGGCTTCGTCCAGTTCGAGCGCGTCGGCGCCGGGTTCCTGAAAATCGCCCGCTCCGCGTTCGAGAAGCTGATCGCGGCGCACCCGGAGTGGAAGCGCGCCGGACACGGCGGCATGAGCGACGAAGCAAAAGCCAGCTATTACCGCTTCTTTTCGTTCGGCGACGACGAATTCGAGACCGGCGAGGACGTCGGCTTCTGCGACTCCTGGCGCGCGCTCGGCGGCGAAATCTGGGTCGACCCGGAGCAGCATCTCGACCACGTCGGCGAGAAGGCCTGGGGCGGCAAATTCAGCGAGTTGCTGGTTCGGAAGACAGAGGACGGAGCACAGAGGACGGAATGACGCTCCCTTCGCCGAAACTGGTCCGGATCACCCGCGACATGCGCCCCTGGCAGTCCGGCCAGGACGCGCTGCTGCCGGCCGACGTCGCCGACCGCCTGATCGCCGAGGGCGCCGCGGAGAACCCGCGCGACCGCTTCGGGAATCGGATGACGGAGGACGGAGGACAGAGAACGGAAGCGCCCGCCCCCGAACAAAGCGCGGCTTCCGCAACGGCGGAAGCGCGAACGCCGAAGGCCAAATACCGAACGAAACGAGACTGACCGTCCTCCGTCCTCCGTCCTCCGGATTCCGCCATGGCCACCCCGACATCCGACCCCTACTCCGGCCGCCAGCCCGACCTCGGCACGCCGACCTATTCGGGCGCGTTCGCGATCACGCCGGGGGCCGCGCTGCCGGTGCCGACCCGCGCGCTGATCGTTTCCGGCGCCGGCGCGATCTCGGTCGTCGACATGTACGGCGTGACCACCGTGATCCAGATCACCGCCAACATCGCCGGCATGATCCTGCCGCTGCGCGTTTCCGTGGTGAATTCCAGCGGCACCACGGCGACGAACATCGTGGGGTTGATCTGAAGGCCGGACGACGGACGACGGAGAACAGAGAACAGATGAGCCGCCTTTCCGTCCTCCGTCCTCCGTCCTCCGTCGTCTGATCTCTGACAAATGGATCTCACCCGCATCGCCACCGTCCTGGTCCCGGCGACGCAGCCGTTCTTTCCGGGCGGGCAGGTCGCGGACCTCGTCTCGCTCGCCGACTTCAAGCTCGAGCTGAACATCGCGAACTCGGCCAACGACGTCTGGCTGAAGAAGCTGATCACGCGGCTTTCGCTAGCGGCCACGAATTATTGCAACCGCGAGAGCTTCGCGCTGCAGCTCTGGCAGGACCAGGTCTGGCCGGCGAAGGATAGCTATCCCTGGGCGCTGCCGCCGAGGATCGGCCCGCTGCAACTGTCGCAATGGCCGCTCGCGGTCACGCCCTCGCCGGCGGGAACCGCGCCGCCGCTGGCGCCGTCGCTCGCCTCGGTGGGAGGCGGCGCGCTGAACGCCGCCCGCTATTACGTGCGCGCCTCGTATGTATCATCGATGGGCGAGACCGCGCTCTCGCAGGAGAGCAACCTCGCGGTCGCCGCCAGCGCGCTGCTCCAGGTCGCCGCGCCCGGCATCGACAGCTGCCGGCTCGCCACCGGCTGGAACGTTTATATCGGAACGGCCTCTTTCGGCGAGACGAAGCAGAACGCGGCGCCGATCGGCGTCAATTCGAG